CGCAGCCCGGTCATGTCGCCGGATCCCGAGGGCGTCCCCGACGTCTGCGTCGGCGGCGGGGCGAGCCCCGTGCGTCGCAGTTTCTCGCCGTCCCACACGTGCAGGCGGTTCACTCCCACGACCTGCGCCGCAAGGAACAGCTTCCCGTGGAGCGTCGCGCCCGTGGCGATTTCCGGGGAGAAGAACTCCACCGGATCCGGCGTGTGCTCCGTGCCGACGTAGCTGGTGTCGTAGCTGATCCACGTGCCTGCTTCGTCGAGTGCCCACAGGTCGCCAATGGCGTCCTCGGGTTTGAAGACGACCAGGGAGTTGACTTCGGCGTCGAGTCCGGAGATCACGACGACCGAGCCGTTGCGGCGGTTGAACAGATTGGTCCGGTGGAAGTCGACGTCCTGGGCGATCGCGACTTGGTTCGGCGCGAGCGTGCTGGCCTGGATGTCCGACTCTCCCCCGGTGCAATCGTTGATGATGATTGCAGCCATGGGTTAGATCAATGGCCTCCACCACCAGACGGTTTCCATCCGTCTGCCCTGGACGCGCTCCAGGTAGGTGCTCTTGGCGATGAAGTAGCGCAGCTCACCGACGCGCTTCTCGAACTTTTTCTCCTGCTTCGCGGCGAGCGGCGCCTTGTCGAAGTGGTCGTACTCGTCGGCGAGCGCTCCGAAAAGGATCGCATCGTGGAAGTCCTCGGGCATGGCCGGGACGTCGTCGTCATCGACAAGGTCCACTCCGAGGAGCAGACCGTCGATCAGGATTTCGTAGGCGTCGTCGGGTGTCGGGTAGAGCCGCAGCGCGCAGCCGGACGCGCCGAAGCCCGTCACCGCATACGTGTGTGGTCGCGCTGGCGACGCCTCCGGCGAGCGCCGGATGGCGTCGAGCGTGATTTCTGAGAGCGGTGGGAAGCCTCCGGGCGAGAGGGGAATCTTCGCCGTGAGTGGCTTGATAATCACGAGGTCCGGATCATCGTCGTCGACAAGCGCAGGGAGCGTCTCGACGCCGTTAGTCGTCGTGATCGTGATGGTTCCGCGGCGCACGCGCGCCATGTTGCAGCTGGTCTGGATGTTGCGAACGCGCTCGTTGATGAAGTTCTTGATCCGGGCGCGCGCTTCGTCCGTCGAAAGGTTGAGCCGGTCCATGATCCGATCTTGCAGTTCGAGAAAAGTCATGCGACCGGCCCCCTATCCTTTACTCGTCGTAGTCGTCGAAGTCTTCGCCCGCCTTGCGTCGCGCCTTCTGCGTTTCCGCCTCCGTGAGGATCAGCTGCAACATGCCGGTGAGGTCCCTCGCCACCATGTTGTTCTGCATCCGCTGCTCGACCGTCTTGTTCGGGTAGCGGAAGTCGATCGAACGGTCGCGCCGCTTGACGATTTCCCACTTGCGGTTGTTGAAGCGCCCCGGCTTTAGCTGGTTGATCAGGGTGACCTGTTCGTCGGTCAGCTGGTCCAACCGGACCATCACGCCGTTCTGGTAGAACGGAGCCCTGAGCTTCACCTTCCGCTTGTTCTTGTCCAGGTACGCCGCGAGCGACGTGCCTTTGGTCTTCTGCGCCGCTTCCGCGAGGTCCCGCACGCTGCCGACGAGGTCTTTCAGGGTGTCTACGCCGACTTCTTCTTTCGCCACTGTCGTCTCCAGGAAGGAGTGGAGGGCCGGGGATTTGGACTCCCGACCCTCCGGGGTTGTTGCTCTAACCGCGGGATGCGATTAGAACCAGAACACGTCGATCGCTGAGCCGTCGTTCTGCGCCGCCTCCTGCGAGATCCCGTACTTGGTCGGGAAGGTCGCAGCCGACGTGCCGGACGGAGCCGCGATCGCCGCGGTCGAGCCGTTGCCACCAGCCAGGACTGCGCCCGCCGCGGTGCCCGAAGGAACCTTGGTCGAGTGGACGCCCTTGATGCCGATGAAGCCGAACGTGTAGCCGGTCGTCGGGAACTCCGCGGTGGCGACACCGAGGACGTTGCCCTGGGCCGTTCCCACGACGCAGGCCGAGAAGTTGCCACTGACGTGCTTCACGGGAGCGCCGAGTGCGACGCCGGACGCGCCGACGTACATGTACTCGTTGCCCGCGTTGTCACGTCGGATGGACCCCACGGGGATCTGCGCCGAGGTGTGGTTGCTGTCGGGGCGCACGTCGCTGGCGCCCTCCGAGAAATGAATGGACATGGTGTGCTCCTGTTCAACGGATCAGGACGGCCGGGACTATCCCGCCGTCCATCACCATGTTGTTACTTCTTGAGTGCGCCGAGACGCGAGCGGTTGTTGGTCGTCAGCTGGCAGAGCGTGAAGACCTTCCGGATGTAGCCCGCCGAATCCGGGAACTCGATCGTGTCGCCGAGCAGACGATACGCCTGCTTGACAACCTTGAGCTTCAGATTCTTCGGGTTCAGGAAGTAGATCACGTCGGTGCCATACTGGCTGAACACGAACCGCGCGTTCTTGAACGCGAGGACCTTGAAGCCCGCGTCGGCTTCACGGGTGTCGACGTACCGGATGTTCTCCTGTTGCGTCGACTCGTAGATCGCCTGGGTTTCGGCGTCGGCGACGAGGAACTTCGGCTGCATCGGCGAGCCGCTGCCCTTGATCACCGTGTTGTACATCGCCGTCATGGCCGCGACGATGTCGGTCGCGTTGTTCCAGCCCGAGCCCGAGCTGAAGCCGTTCTTCCAGAACGCGTCCGTGCCCGCGTTGATCCCGCCGACCGTGCCGGTTCCGTCCGTCTCGTTGAGGAGTCCGGGCAGCCCGATGAAGCCGTTGGTGCTCGACGCGAACAGCGCCTGCTCGATGAGGTCGTCGTGGGTCGCGAGGGCGTTCTCGATGAGCGCCTTCACGAGGGCGACCTTCTGATTGGCCGAGGAGTTCTCAGCTTCGTCTTTCTTCGACCACACGACCGGCACCTGGAGCTGCGCGGACGTGTACTGAGCAGTGCTCAGCACTTCGGTCTTGGCGGTGTCGACGCCGACGAGGTCGCTGGCGTTGAATTCGCCACCGGCGTTCGCCTGGAAGTCCAGGGCGACGTCGTACGTGGGCGAGCCGCTGACGCGATCGAGCACGCCCTGGCGCTCGAACTCACGCATCAGTGCGCTTTCGGCCCACTGATTTTCGGCCATCTTGCTTTCGACTTCGGGATACGAAACGGTCAGGATCTGACTGATTGATGGGGCCATGGTTGCCCCTCCTTTCGGGAAACACAGTTGTTGTGGTGTGACCGCTCAGTGGGCCACTTTCACTCCCTGCGCTATCGGGTCAGGTCCCGGTGTCTGTCAGCTGCGAGGGCGTTGTCGCACGCCCCTGGCCTTACGCGCTGAGTTTCTCGTATGCACCGCGGATAATGTCCTCGGTGCTCGACTTGCCTGCGACGGGTGCAGCCTTCGGGGCGGGCGGTGCGATCACCTTGTCCGCCTTCTTCGTCTGCTCCGCCAGAATTTCTTTCCGCATCGTGTCGCGATCGGCGACCAGCTTCGGAACGACCACTTGGCGGTAGGCTTCTTCGAGAGTCATCTTCTCGTTGCCCTTCGCGTTGATCAGCTGCCGGATGTCGTGTTCGTGTTTCTCGAACTGCACCCAGTTCTTCCGAGCGTGCTGCACAACCTCGCGCTGCCGTTCAACTTCCTTGGTGTAAGCGTTCTGCGCTTCCCGCTCTTGCAGGATGGGCTCGACCTTGCCGAACCGCTCCTCCAGGGTCTTGTTGAACTTCTCTTCCATCTGCGCCGCGTGCCACGCGAGCATTTGCTCCTGCGCCGCCTGCGAGTAACCAACGGTGCCATCGGGCAGCAGCACATCCGGCTGTGGCCTCTCAACGGCTGCGGCGCTTGTGGCCGCTGCTGGTACGTCAGCAGGCGGCGCGGGACTCGCTGAACCCATCAACGACTTGAAGATGGGTCCGAACTTCGGGTCGTTGAACAGCACCTGGGCGAACAGTTCCGGGTTCGTATCCGCGACCTGGATCGCGTTCAACTTCTCCTGTGCGTCCGGGACGCTCGCCCACTCCAGCCCCTTCAGCTTCGCTTCGAGGGCCTCTGCTGCTTTGCGCGCCTTCGTCAGCACGGCCTTGTGGCGGTGCAGTGGCAGCGACTTTCCTGCGAGTTCCACCTCTGAGAGGTCGGGAACTTCTTCCTCCGCCGGTGGCGGTGTCACCGCGTCGTCGGCGGCGGGCGGCGGCGCATCGGCGGCGTCAGCGGCCGGTGCGGCGGCGTCTACTTCCGGGGTTGCGTCGGGGGCCGCGCCCTCGTCGCCTGTCGTGTCTACAATCGGGTCGCCTGCTGTCTCCATGCTGCTCGTGATGATCGCTTCGATGTCAGGCACGTTTCTGTCCTTTTGGTGTCGGAGGAGGGCCTCCGGGGTTCACACTCGGTACGGTTTGGGCGTATCGCCCACTATCGTGTAGCCTGCCTTGTTGAGCGCGCGCTTGATGTCGCTGTGCGAGTCGAAACGCCGTGGCGTTCCATCCGCATGGCAAATCGCGTGCGGGATCAACATTCCGCCGGGGATGCCATCTGGCACGATTCCTGCGGATCGGTCTATTCGGTTGTCAACGAGCGTCGTGTCGCCACCACAGGACGAGCACGGTAGGGGCAGTTTGTCTGCCCAGGCCCAGATCCGGCCGGAAAAGCCGCAGTCGCACTCGACGTGCCACTCCCGATAGACCTTATTCGCCACTACTCCTCCAGTATGCCGGGTTTTTCGCCATCACACAACCGTTCGTGCCATTTTTGGCACGTTTAATGCTTGGTGCCGGTCGATCCTCCCGAAAGATTCGCAAACAGGCCCATAATTCGACTTTCGAGGACCTGAATGTTGTGCATGCGCGCCGCGGGGTCGGGGCTGGCGTCCAACCCCATCCTCATGAGCGCGTCAACCGTGACGAACGCCGCCGAAAGCATCTCCTGCAAATCCACTTCGGCGTCCATCGTGGCCATGGCCTCTACCGCTGCTTGCGAGAGCTGGCCAACCCTCTGGAGAGCCGGGTCGATCACGCTCCGCCGCCGTCCGCGGCCTCACTCGGCCCGTTCCCGTAGCGCTGTCCGAGCGGATCCACCTGTTCCGGCGGTCCGGGGTGCTTCGCCTTCCCGGCGGCGACCTGCTCGACCGTCGGGAGCTGCCCGTGCTGGTTCGGCTGCGGCACCGGCATGACCTGCGGCGCCATGACCGGGATTCCCGCGTCGGACATGAGCTTCTTGGCCGCTGCGAGGTCCTGCGGCGTCAGCGGCTTCTCCGAGTTGGCCTGCACGAGGGCCACAACCACCGGATTTGTAAGGTCCTCACCCTTGAACGTGTACCGGAGCGTTGCGGGCTTCGGCGGCGGCGGCGCCGGAGGCACCATCGCCTTCGACAGATCGAAGCCGTGCCACTCCAGCACGTCCTTCAGGATTTCCTGGCCGTTCGCCAGCGGGTCGCGGCGAAGCAGTTTGTAGACGTTCAGCGACTCGACGCGCTTCTGGCCGACGTCGATCTTGATCGCGGCGTCCGGTTTCGCTTCGAACGCGTAGTCGCCGCGCACCTTGCTGTTGTTCCACGCCTGGAGCTGCTTCAGTCCGTCCGGCCCTTCGAGTTCGACCCACTTTTCGTCGTCCTGGAACAGCTGCAGAAGCGATCCGACGCCCTCCGCGATGTCCAGGAAGAACCGCAGCACCTTCGCGCGCTCGTAGTCGAGCCGCACGCTGGCCGCGTTCGCGATGTGGTTGGCCTCCGCCGCGGACGTGTCGCCGCCCATGGCGTAGCCGAGCTGATCTGGTCCCATCGACCAGCCGCTGTCGAGGTCCTTCTCGATGATCTGCTGGAACTGGAACGTCTCGCGCGGGTAGTTGGCGCGCGCCACCTCGCCGATCGCGTTGTTGCCCGGCCCGTTCATGGGGATCATCCCCTGGTAGGTGCCGTGCTCCATTTGGTCGGCGATCGCTTCGTCGACCATGTTGACGTCGAACCAGCGCATCGGTGCGCTGCGGTCGCGCTGCTGCAGCATCTGCGTACGCGACTTGTTCAGTTCCTTGACCTGCGGACGGCCGATCTCGCTGTCCGAGGGCGGCACGTCCTCGTCCGACACGTAGACGAGCGTCAGCACCTTCAGCGGGAACGACGTGAGCCCGCCCCAGGTGCGGGTCTGCGCGTCGTACGCCTGCCACCGGAAGTCCTCGTCGACCACCGGCTCCTTTTTGCCATCGATCATCACGACCATGCCGAGCTTGCGCGGGTCTTTCTCCTCGGGATCGAGCACCGACTTCTTATAGAAAATCTGCGAGAACTTGACGTACTTGCCGACCGGCTCGGAATCTGGATCCTGGTCCTCGCTGGAACTCATGGACTCCAGTTTGTCGCCCATCTCGGCTTCGTAGTCATCGTCGACCCACTTGCGGCGCAGCGCTTCGGCCAACGGGATCCGATCCTCGTAGCCAAGCCACTCCGCTTTCTGCCAGTCGGAGCCGGTGAAGTCCGGTGGCCAGAGGAATTGCGACGGGCTGATGCGACGACCGTAATAGCACTGGTAGACCGTGCGCTTCGCGTCCATCTGCGGAATGCCGGTCGTCGGCGGCGCCACGGGCGCAGCCGCAGGCGGCTCCATGCCGTCAGCAGGCGGAGCAGGGGCGGCAGCAGGCGCCGCCGGTGGGGCGGGAGGCTGCTGCATGGCCTCAATCTCCGCCGGTGTTCGCACCGACAGGTCAATCGCTGGGGTGGTGACTTCTTCGAAGGACGCGTCATACCCGATCAATGCGATGCCCATGCCTGCGGCGTTGACCGCGTCCGAGAGGCACTCATCCATCAGGTGGTGCGCGCGGATCTCGTGTTCCAGCTCGAACGTCACCGCCGCGGCGTAGAGCGCCGCCGCACCAACGAATTCGGGCCGACGAGCCTTCGCTTTGATCGCCGGAACCTGGAAGAACAGCTGCGCGATCTTGTTTTTGGTGCGCGCCCAGTCGACGGGCACCGCGATGCGGTCCTGCGTCTCGTCGGTCGCCGCGTAGACCTTGTTCTTGCGGAAGTCGACGTTCACCTGCCACGTCTTGTTCAGCTTCTCGCGCTTTTTCCGGCACGCAGCGATCTTCGTGTGCCAGCGGCCCTTGGACGTCTTCTTGCCCTTATCGGGAGCGCCTTCAGTCTGCGCTTTCGGTTGCTCTGCGGGTGGGTAAGCCATTAGGCACTCCTTCGGACGTTTTCGCTACCAAGTACTGCACGCTGACCGACCAGCGCCTTGCGAATCTCTTTCGGCAACCGCGCCCAGACGTCGCTTTTCTTCTCGCGGTGCCCTTGCGGCCGTGACATCGCGAAGTACCGCGCGCTGTCGACCCAGTGATCCTTGTTCTGCACGAGGTCACCGGGGTTTTTCGGGTCGTTCCGCATCATGGGGAACGTCTTCATCAGTCCGGGGCAGCCCGGCCCGTACACCTGAAGCTGCGGCACGACGATCTGGCCATCATTCGTCTCGGTTTGCAGCATGCTGTGCACCCGCTGCCACCCGTTCATGCGATCCGTGTCCGCGAGGCGCAACGGGACCTTGTGTTTCGCAAACGTCTCTTGTATGCTCTCGCCGGTGTCCCGAGATTTCATCCAACAATCATGACCCGCGACCGTATAACGCACCTTCAACTTACCCGTCTGCTCTCGGATACGGTCTGCGGCCTTCTTGACCACGAGTTGGCGGAATGTCAGCTCCTTCAGCGCGATGTAGCGGCCCTTCGGCAGGCACAACCACCAGATGCACACGCCCTCGTCCGGGTCATAGCCCCAGTCAAGCGATCGCACGCACTCGATCCACGAACACTGATCGATTGGGACGCCGTCAAACGTCGGTAGGTCCTCGATCACGTGCCACGGCTCGCCGGTTTCCCGATTCTTGGGCGTCCAGTCCTCGAAGAACTGTCCCTCGACCGCCGTCCAATCGCCGTCGCGATACATTTTCCGCAGCGCTTCCGAGGGCAGCGAGTTCAGCCGCAGCTGCTGCTCCACGAGGTTGACGTGCGGGTTGTCCGTCAGATCCGTCGGGATGAACTGATAGTCCTTCGGGTCGTAACTCGGGTCCTGTTCCGCCGAAACGTCCTTCGCGATGTAGTAATCGTAGAGCCACATCGCGCCGGGGTTGCTCCCCATGCGCACGCACGGGATCACACCCTTCTTCGCGGTTCGCAGACGCGAGTTGATGAACCGCACCGAGTATTCCGTGAACGTCGAGCCCTCGTCGTACATGATGCAGTCGAACTCGCTCGACAGATACATGCTGACGCTCGCGTCCGTCTCGCAGTGGCCGAACCGCAACCGGCTCTGATTGTTGAACACCACCGTGTAGTCGGCCGCGCGCCACTTCGCGCCAAGTTTCTCCGCCTCATACGCGGCCTTGTCGAGGTGCGTGTCCTTCAACTCCGTGAACTGCCGCCGGAGCAGCAGCACGCGGTAGCCCGGCACCGTCAGGCAGCGCATGTAGGCATCGTTCCGTAGCCCGTGGCTCTTGCCCGTTCCGGCGCGTCCGCCCCACAGCACGTTCTTCGCCGTCGCGTGGTGCAGCAGGATCTGCTTCGGCGTCGGGATGTAGAACCGATCGAGCAGCCCCGTCTGCGGATCCGTCAGATTGATCCGCGGGATCCCGAGGTATTGGTTGTCGATCGTGCCACAGGATGAACACTGGTAGTCGCGCACTCCGTCAGCTCCGGGCTGATAGAACGCCGCAATCGGTCCGTCGTGCCCACACTTCCCGCAATGCCAGTTCATTGTCCTTGAACGCAGATGTAGGAGATCACCTCGCCCGCCGCGAACGACCCCGTCAAGACCGCCGCCGTGGTCGTTGACGTGATCCGGGTGTAGGACGCCCCGTTAGCCACGCACGCTGGGGCGAACACATACGCCGCGCTGAACGTCAGCGTGCAGGACGTGCCGCTCGTCGCGCCTACCGTGATTTTGCCCGCGGCGTCCGACCCGGCGACCGACGGCGACGTCGTGCCACACGCGTTGGATGTCGTCCCAGCGACGGTCGGGGTCATGCCCTTGCTGAGCAGGACATGCCCGTTGATCAGGCTCTGCCCCGTCCCTGCCGGATTCATGCGGACGTCGCCGTTCCCCTGCGACTGCAACGTCAGCAGAATGTTCGACGTGCTGCCCAGCGGCTTCAGGATGATTTCGTCGGTGCCCGCGCTGCTGATACTCGGATAGTTCGTCAGGCTCCCGCTGCTGAGTGAGACTCGTGGGGCGCCCGACAGGTTCTCGATGGTGCCAACCGCCAGCTGGAAGTGGTTCGAGTGCGCGATCACCGCGCCGGAGCCGTCGCCGCCGGGCGCCAAGTCGACGCTGCCCGAGCGTCCGATCTCGATCCCGTCGTCCCCGATCCCGATCGCGTTGTTCCCGCTGAGTGTCAGCCACGTGCCCGTGAATCCACCGGCGGCGCTGACCGTCGACAGTTGCGTGTTGATCTCCCCGTCGCCCGCGTTGTCCGAAATCGTCAGAATGGAGTAGGTCTGCTGGTCGTCGAAGAAGCTCCACAGATTCGCGCGCGCGATCACCGAGAGATACCCCGCGTGATCCGGGTCCATGAACTTGCCCTGGAAGAAGCCCAACGGCCGCACCGCGTGCCCGTTCCCATCGTCCATCGCGAAGTACGTCTCGCTCTGCCCGCCGCCGCCGCCGAGACAGCCCGTGCCAAAGCTGCAGTAGCTTTCGAACGTCAGCTGCGAACTGCCCACACCCGTGAGGTTCGGGAGGTGTCCCGTCGCGGCGCCATTCGAGTTCCACCCGATTGACGCGACGAGATCCGGCCGCGAGTCGCCGGGGAACACGTCGTTGCTCGCCGACCCGATCACGAACGTGAAGTCTTCTGGGGACTCCGCCGTCGCCACGGACGTATTTTTCAGCCACGTGCTGGACGAGCCCGACACGAGGGCGGAGGTGAACTTGCCCGCTGAGTACGTGAACGTCGTGCCCGCGAAGTTCGCACCACTCTTGTACTGCAGCTGCCCGTTGCTGCCGCCCGGCACGCCGCTGCCGCTGACGTCGGCCCACACGGGAGTGCCCGTGCCCTGTGATGTCAGGACCTGTCCTGACGTCCCAGTGTCCGTGACGCTGCCAAGCTGGTTCCAGGTCGTCCCGTCGTAGATGTAAATGACGTGGGTGGTCGAGTCCTGGTAGATGTGCCCTTCCTCGGGGTCCGCTGGCCGCACGCCGGGCAGCACACGGATACCAAAGCGGAACTGCGCGGGCCGCGGCACGGCCGGAGCCTGCTGCGCGGACGCAACCGACGCACAGAGTGCGAAGATTAGGGCGAGGATTCGACGCATGGTTACTGCCAGCTAATGCACTGCCACGTAATCGAGTTTCCAGCGACCAACGTCGCGCCGGTCAGCGTGAGCTGCGTCGTCGAGGCGACCGCGACCATGTTGAGATTCTGCGTCTCGTTCGTCGCGTGGCACGCCGGAGCGGTCGGCATCGTCTCCGTGAAGTTCAGCACGACCGTCGTCGCCGACGGCGAGCTGCCCAGCACGATGCGCCCGACCGAATTCGTCGCGCTCAGCGTCGGTGAGGTGCCGCAGCCCGCGCTGCAGGTTGGCACGCTGCCGACCACGATCGTGTATTCCTTGCCCGCGGACCCGTTCGACCCGACCGCGAACTCGCGCGTCGTCGGCGTGTGGTAGTAGGCACGCGATGGACTCTGCACATACGACGTGTCGGCGACCGTGATATGTCCACTACTCAGGTGGAAATCCGACGAGAACACTTCCCCCGTGGCCCGTACCGAGATGCCCGCAGCACATGAGGACGACGTGCTCCCCACCGCGAGGTAACACGTGCCACCCTTCGACACCGAGAAATACGTT